CAAGAATACTCGGGACGTATTACAATAGTATTGTCACTTTTGCAAAGATGCCCAGCGCAATAACTATCACCTACTACACCAAAAGACGAAAAACTGCTAAATGAAACCAAAAACTCTTCGGCAACGTTGTATGCAAATTTATAGACAAATATTGGAGACGGCTTTGATGTTCCAAATGAAATATAAATTTCTTTAGGCGCAAGCGTTTCGTTCTTGTACCTGTAAATTCGTTCGGTATTGTCTACACTCGTAACAAGCCGTCTATAAGGAATAGTCGATTGTATTCTTTTCTCGCTAAAAATTGCAACATCATCCGAATTATAGGAAGCTGTGGTTTTTACTTCAATGCAATATCCAGGAGGAACAACGACGGGGATGGTTGTGTAGCACGAGCCAGCGTTGCCATACTCGTAACCATATTTTGTTATAATGTAGTTGCTTTTGTACGTGGTTTCTACCATTTTATAATCGTTACGAACGTCTGCAAAATTGTATCCATTACTTAAAATCACAGAATAATAAACCAATGGAGCGGAGGCGTTGATACAAGAAACAACTATTTTTTTTGTTTCTAGCGTCCTGTTTGTGTAAGAATAAACACGAACCAAATCGTCAACACCTCTCACGCAGTTAGAGTACGTTCCGGCATCTTCGTCATAAAAAGCGAACACTTCTACATAGTCCGCGTAGCCGTTGCATTTGACAATAAGCGTTTCATTAGGCTTTAGTTCAATGGGAGAAGAAATAGAAAACAGGGCGTTTGCATTGTACGTTCCACCATGCCCCACAAACTTCCCTACGTCAGTAAAAGAAATTGCATTCCTTTTAGAACTATGGAAAACATCCTCAATTCTTTCGATTCGTTCTTCATTTTCTTCAACATCAGATTCTACTTTTGAAAAGTGGTCTTGGATTTTGTCGTTGTACGCATAGCAATAAAACGGGGCGTTGTCAAGTTGGAAAGAGAAAGCCACATTGACACTTGCGCCCGTTGTGTTGTGCCAGGTGTACGTCTTGTAAGTAGGGTCGGAAGATACTACCAAGTTGCTATATGTGCCATTGTCATATTTTGACATCACCGCCATTGGAACGTCAGTGGCCTTGCAGTCAATGGTGACATACTCCCCGTCCTTTATTTCTACGGGGTCGGTATATCCGAACGCGGTGTTATTAAAAAATACTCCGTATGCGATGAACTTTCCCTTATTGACAGCCAATGCTTCACGACGTGCACCGGTGTAATTTACAAGGAAAGATACGCCCTCGTCCGGAACATTCTTTACATGATACCACGCGCTGTTCGTGGCATCCCACGCAACAGAATCCCCCGCGCTAACCGCAAGAGAGCCCGCCGTGAGAGTGCCGGAGTCCGTGACGAGATATTTCCACCCGTTCTGCTTGAACGTGAGCGCCTCAAGGGTTGCAACTGTAGCGCTGCCGCGGTCGATAATCTTGACCGCAGAAATCATGTTTCCGGGAACCTTCTTTGTAGCACCGCCGACACCAGGAACATCAATCGCCAGGAAGTTTCCCGCAATGAGGTCGGCCTCGGTAGCGGTATCGCTTAATAAGTGGATACTACCTAACGCATTCTCCGCAGTCACCCGCAGCAAATCGTCCTTGGGCATCTTGGCGGTGCCGCTGGGTCCGTCCACGGGTATCACGTCGCCCGTGCGGAACGAGGTGATGCTTGTCGGGAGGTTCTTGATGCTCCCAAGTGTATTTTGCGCGGTCTTAGCGAGAAGATCGTCTTTAGACATCTTTCGTGTCTTGTTGGTAGCTCCATCGACTGCTATGAAGTCGTCTGCTGCAAAGTCGGTAGCGGTATTCGTGAGCTCGTGTATCTGCTTGTCCATAGTCTATAATTCCTTCTCTATACTGATTATTTATACTATCTGAGGATAGCAAGCTAAGCGTAAGTGTATCGAAATCTGAGTCTCAGAACTGGGATCTCGCGATCTGAACCGAAGTACACTATGTTGTTGCTGTCATCCAGCACATTGTCGTCGAATATGACCTTCAATATCGGATATGCGTATGGAAGAGCGTCAGTGATCTGCTCTATCGTAGCTCTTCTCGACCTGACTAGATCCATGAGCATGTAGTAGAACGAGTTCTCGCTAGCGCTGTACTGCAAGTCCGTCGAGTCAGCTCCTCTACGGAGGAATGTCTCTAAGCGGACGATCTGTGACTCGCTGGATATAGTCTCTGGCCTCTCTAGCAGAGCTGTCAGTCTCTCGTACTCTTCGTTAGCTATTCTTCTAGTCTCTTCGTCTCTAGCGTACTGAGCAGCTCTCAGAGCTTCTTGACGCTGCTCTTCTAGCTCAGCGATCTCACGGTCGTTGATTCCAGATGTGAAGTCTATCTTGTATGGCAGCTCGATCGGTCTCTGGTCAGTCCAGTCGACGACCTTCTTGCTGCTCAGCCAGTCTTCGATAGCGCTCAAGATAGTCTTGTTGACTCCAGACAGATTTCCTCTCTTGTACAGCGAGTCTTCCTCTACGATCAGATCTGTGAAGAATCTAGGATCGACTACTGGAAGACCGTTGACTTGGAGATAGACGTTGTCGTCGTCAGCGCTGTACTTGACGATCAAGAACGTCTGGGGAGCTGCAGATCCGTCCTGGACCTGCAGAGTGAAGTTCTGCCCCTCCATCTCGGAGAACACGTCTCTCAGATCGTTTCCTCTCATGTCGCGAACTGAGAAGATCAGAACGTCTTGACGAGTCTCTGCCTCTCCGATGTCGATTCGATAAGTCTTAGTCTCGCCTTTGATCCAGTCAGAGACCTTGATGTCGATGTCAGCTCTCTTAGCTTCTGGAGTTCTCAGAATCTGCGTCATGATGTCGGACTTGTACACTCGAGTTCCGAAGGACACGCTCTCGCTCAGCCACTGATACAGACTCCCTTCGATCTCGGTCTTGACTGCGCTCATGTCAGCGTGCCGGTCGACGGTCACGTCTCCGACAACGTCATAGTAGTGGAAGATCGGAGGAACAGACAGAAGCTTAGTCCCAGTCATCATTCTTCCGTCAGCTTGTGATCTTATCTTCTTGCACCACTGTCCGAAGACAGTGCCGTCTCGATACTGGTCAGAAGCTGCGCTCTTAGGCGCGCAGATGATCTTCACGAAGTCGATGAGATGGCTCATGTAAGTCTGGTAGTCGACGTACAGAGAAGTGCTGCTCAGATCTTCATCCTCGTCGAATACGTTGACTGGTCTCCACTGTCCGTCTGACTGGCGGTACACGTCAGAGAAGAGAGAGTACAGAACGAAGTTAGAGATTCCTGGTATGTGATCTGCGTCGTATGCTTCTAGCTGGTTCTCTCCATACGCTACAGCGTGCTTCACGAGGATCGGATCAGTCAGAGTGAGAAGCCATGACTTGAAGTCCGGCAGAGTGATGAGCTTTCCTGAAGATGCGAAGTACAGCTTAGAGTTTATCTTCATCGATCTCTGTGACTCGAAGTCCTGTCCTCCGTGGATAGCGCTCTCGAACAAGAACGTCACGTTGCCGCTGACGTTCGTCATGCTCCCCGCACCCGATGCGTATATCTTTCCGGCAGGTCTGAGCTCTGAACCAGCAGCGTCTGGATAGTTAGCGTCTGAGCCGTCTGTGCTGAGATACTGCACGACGAGCTTCTGAGAGACGCTAGTGAGTCCTGGAGATACGTTCACTCCGTTTCCGAAGGTGATCTGGACAGTCTTGTCCCAGTTCGACTTGACACAGCACACGTTCTTGACGCCGCTCTTGATCTTGCTGTTCAGCTCCACAGCTTCGTCTTCTATCTCGTACAGACCAGAGTCTGACATAGCTTCAGCCTCAGTAGCGCCTATTCCTATCTTGCAGACTCCGTACTTCTTGTCATACTGTCCGTCTACGCTAGCGAACGGATCCCTGATGCCGTACCAGTTAGAGAAGCTCAAGTCGTCTATGTCGTACCTCTGGTACGCTTGCCCTATCTGGCTAGACTCTGTCATAGAGTCGATGATCTTCTTGACCTTCTTTCCTTGAACGACTCCTATGCGAAAGAGCTTGCTTGAAGTCACAGCGTCTACTCTGCCGTCTAGCGCTATGTATCCCTCGCGCTGAGTCGTGTAGCCGTTGACTGCGAAAGCTATCCTCTTTCTCCACGAAGGATCTTGACCGTCTGCTACGTCTCTAGCGGTGAGAGTGTAAGAGTAGCACGCGTCTAGCATGAAGTCGTGACCGTTGAACGTGAACGTCAAGCTGTCGCTGTTCAGCCAGATCGTGTCTCCAGCCTTGACTGCGCGCGGCAGTGGACCTCGAAGCTCTATCGAGATGTCAGCGACCGCTGGAACTGGCCTCTTTGGTTGATAGCCGAGATTGTGAGACAGCTTGATGTGGCTAGAGTCTAGCTTAGCAGAGTCGAGATAGTTCTCTTCTGCGGTTCTCTGAATGTAGTAGTTAGTCATGTCCATCACGCCAGCTAAGAACTCCTGAAAGTAGGAGTATATGCTAGCGTGACTGAGGTTCTTGAATCTCTCGTCGGCCAGAACTCGGTTGTTCCAGTCGGCTAACATCGTCTCGTGGCTCAGATTAGTGTACTCTAGACTCATGATGCATTGCGCCTTCTATACAGGTTATTTATACCTATGGGCGCAGCGCAGATCGGTCAGATTCTGCTGTCAGACAGCCATTCTGGCTTGAAGTCGTCTATGCTCATGCTCTCAGCCATCTTCTTGAGCTCTTCGATGCTCTCGCTTCTCTTACCTAAGAGCTTCTCGACAGAGAGCATGTTGTTCGCGTTAGCGGCATTTATAGCGTCTTCGAGACCGAGCCTGAAGCAGCGGTTGAGTCCCAAGGAGCGGAACCAAGCTTCGCGCTCAGCCAAGTAGCGCTGCTTGTCGGTAGGAGCAGACACAGCGCTGAGAGCAGGCAGATCTCCGCCGACAT